GTTTGACAGCTGTTAATGAATCACCCGAGGGAGCTGAACCTAGCCCTCTTTACGCAAACAACAGAAAGTATGTTGAGATCATGTCTTCTGAGGAATTCAAGGGCACGATCGAGGCTTACACATATCCCGATGAGTTCGAGGCTTGTAATGGCGTAGTTAAGATCGCAGAAGGCGTATATGCTACACAGCAGAACCGCGCTCGTTTCGGTCTTACTTACAGAACAGGTATCGGTAATGATACTCTCGGTACCAAGTATGGTTACAAGATCCACTTGGTATACAACTGTCTTGCATCCGTAGCTGAGAAGGAAAATCCCACTATCGGTGAAGAGGTTGAACCTACTACACTTTCTTGGGAGTTCAGCACAACCAAGGTTGACTGTGGTACATTTGAGCCTACTGCTCACCTTATCGTAGACTCCACTAAGGTGGATGCTGAAAAGCTCGCACAGCTTGAAGATATGCTTTACGGTACAGAAGATGAAGAGCCTAAGCTTCCTACACCCGAAGAGTTTATCGCTCTCTTTGGTAAAGCAGCGTAAGATCTAATAAAGAATAATTATGGGGCCGTTTAGCAGGTAGCTGGCGGCTCCCTTTTTTAATTTGAAAGGAGAAAAATATTATGTTAAAGAAGCCTATTAAGTACACAAACTATGTTGGAGATGAGGTTACAAGAGAGTTTCACTTCAATCTCACACAACCCGAACTTATCAAGATGGAGACTCGCGTAGAAGGCGGTCTTTCTGCATCTCTTAAGGCTATTATCGCTACCGGCAAAGGCGGAGCAATCATCGATTTCGTAGAGGAACTCATCCTTAAGTCTTATGGTGAAATCAGTTCCGACGGTGATCGTTTCGAGAAGTCTGAAGCTAAGTCCATCGCATTTTCTCAGACACCTGCATACGAGGTTCTCTTCGAGGAGCTTACAATGAATGATAACGCTCTCGCAGACTTCGTAAACGGTATTATCCCTACAAGTTTGAGAGAAAAGCTCAATAAATAATTTCGAAAATAATAGGGGGAGGAAGAATGCTTACAATAACGATACCTGCTACCACTTTGTGGGATGAACGTAACGAAAGATTCATCAAAACGAAAGCGCAGACCTTGCAATTGGAGCATTCTTTGGTCTCTCTTTCAAAATGGGAATCCAAGTGGTGTAAAGCTTTTCTCGGAAAATCTGAAAAAACGGATGACGAGATCTTGGATTATATAAAGTGTATGACTATTACACAAAACATAGACCCCGAGGTGTATAACAGCCTCACTGATGAAAACATTCAGCGAATCAAGAAGTATATTGACGCTCCTATGTCTGCGACACGCTTTCCTAAAACCGAAAACGGAAAAACGAGCAGAGAAGTAGCTACTTCGGAGCTTATATATTATTGGATGATAGCACTAAACATTCCATTCGAGTGTCAGAAATGGCATTTGAATCGTCTTATCACGTTAATTAGAGTTTGTAACTTAAAGAACCAACCTAAAAAGAAACGTGGAAGCAATAGAGCTGCTGCTACCGATTATGCTGCTATGAATGCAGCTCGCAGAAAGAAATTAGGTACAAGGGGGTGAATAATAATGATTACTCTTGAAGTATTTTTGATAGGTTTGATGGTTATATCAACCTCTACTAGTCTTGTAACAGAAGCCGTTAAGAAAGTTCTTAACGCATGCAATGTTAAATACCACGCCGATCTTCTCGCTGGTATAGTATCAGCTGTATTGTCAGTTGGTGTAGGCATTGGTTATGTAATTCTCGAAAACGTCGGTTTCACTGGTCAGAGTATCGTATGTATCATAGCTCTGGCATTCATGAGCTGGTTAGGCTCAATGGTAGGATATGACAAGGTTATAGCACACATAAAATCAGTCAAAAAGGATGATGAAAAATGAGTAACAGCCCGCTAGCGAGTTATGTAAAAATTAGTCCAAACAGAACAAGCCCACGGAATCACACGATAGATACTATTAGTATTCATTGTGCTGTAGGACAATTCACAGCTAAAGAACTATTAAATTTACGTAACTTCACTAAGTATGATGCTGCTAAAGGTTCATCTTGTAATTATGCAATTGGTCATGATGGCTCCATTGGAATGGGGGTTGAAGAGAAAGACCGTTCTTGGTGTACTTCCAGCCGTTCCAATGACCATCGTGCAATTACTATAGAAGTCGCATCAGAAACCAAACATCCCTATGAGGTAACTGATGAGGCGTATAAATCACTTATAAATCTGCTTGTCGATATTTGTAAACGTAACAGAATCAAAGAATTGAAATGGAAAGCAGATAAATCTCTAATCGGAAAACCTTCCAAACAAAACATGACCGTACATAGATGGTTCGCTAATAAAGCTTGTCCTGGTGATTACTTGTACAATCGCCATGGTCAAATAGCTAAAGAAGTGAATGCTCGTCTCGGCATTAAGACTACTTTCAAACCTTATCGAGTAAAGGTTAACATAAATAATCTGAATATTCGAAAAGGTCCGGGAATCAATTACAATGAAACCGGATTATTTACCGGTAAAGGTGTATTTACAATAATAGCCGAGTCTAAAGGAAAGGGTTCCACCAAAGGTTGGGGAAAATTAAAGAGCGGAAAGGGATGGATCTCGCTCGACTTTACTAAGAAAATCTAAGGAGTTCAACATGATAAGTTTCAGACATAAAGGAGACTTCTCCAAACTGACACGTTATTTAGAGAAAGCCAAGGATGGAAGCTATCTTGCGTATCTCGATAAATACGGTCGAGAAGGTGTAGAGGCTCTTCGGTCTGTGACACCTGTTGATACAGGACTTACAGCTAATTCTTGGTATTACAAAATAGAAAGATCAAAGGGATCGATAGCGATCGTCTTTTTAAACTCAAATATTCAAAATGGAATTCCGATAGCCGTTATTTTGCAGAACGGACACGGAACTCGTAATGGTGGTTGGGTAGAAGGAAGGGATTACATTAATCCGACTATCCAGCCTCTCTTTGATAGAATCGCAAATGAAGCATGGAGGGAGGTTACTAAACTTTGAGTAGAACTATTGATGAAAGAGTAGTCGAAATGCGCTTTGATAATAGGCAGTTCGAAAACAATGTTCATACCAGTTTAAGCACACTTGATAAACTTAAAGAAAAGTTGAATCTTACTGGTGCTTCCAAAGGGTTAGACGAAGTAAACAAAGCAGCAAGTAAAGTGGACATGAATCCACTAGCGCGCGGTGTTGAAACAGTGGGTCTTAAATTTAACGCCTTACAAACAATGGCAGACCACGCCTTGCGTAGAATTACCGATCGCGCAATGGATGCTGGCGAAAGAATAGTTAAATCTCTCACAATTGACCCTATAAAAACAGGTTTCAGCGAATATGAAACCAAAATTAACTCAATTCAGACCATCATGTCGAACACGGCTAGTAAAGGTACGACGATGGAAGACGTTACGAAAGTAATAGGCGAGTTAAATACATATGCCGATAAGACGATTTATAACTTCGCGGAAATGACTCGTAATATCGGTACATTTACAGCAGCTGGTATCGGCTTGGAAGACTCTGCTGCTTCCATCAAAGGTATTGCAAACTTAGCAGCTGCATCCGGTTCAACATCTCAGCAAGCATCTACCGCAATGTATCAGCTTTCTCAGGCTATGGCAGCAGGAAGTGTTAAGTTAATGGACTGGAACTCTGTAGTTAATGCAGGAATGGGCGGCGAAAAGTTCCAGGAGGCATTAAAAGCTACAGCTAGAGAATACGGTGTGGCCGTAGATGAGATCATCGAGCGAAATGGTTCGTTCAGAGAATCACTTTCTGAAGGTTGGATTTCTACCGACATTCTTAACCAAACTTTACGTAAGTTCACAGTTGAAGGCGCTAAAGAATACGCCGACAGTATGGTTAAGTCCGGCAAGTATACACGGGAACAAGCTGACGCTCTTATCAAAGAAGCTCAGGCGATGGAAGATGCTGCCACGAAGGTTAAGACATTTACGCAGTTGATGGATACATTGAAAGAATCAGCTCAGTCCGGTTGGTCTCAGACATGGGAAATTTTAATAGGCGACTTTGAAGAAGCAAAAGAGACACTTACGAAAGTGTCAGATACTCTTGGCGGAATAATCAATGCGTCTGCCGAATCTCGTAACGAATTACTTTCCGACTGGAAGATACTCGGTGGTAGAAATGATCTTCTCGACTCGTTCGTAAACATTTTCGAAGCTATTAAAAC